CTCCTCTTTCCTCTATATGCCCTCTATACCTATTTATTCTATCAATTTTAAATTTAGCAGTTTCTAAATCTCTAGCCTCATTCATGTACTCTTGAGCAAACTTGTGAGTTAATCCCATTTCTGAGAACCTTGACTTAATGTCGTCTAATTTTTTCTTTGTAAAGTAATTTGGCCATAAAGGAACTCCGTCAACCATAGCTTTTTTATATAATACATTCCAAGCAGATTTCCTTCCTTCTTTTTCGGCATCTAGATATCCGTCATATACGCCTTGAAGAAAAGAGTCATAATGGACTATTGTACCAATAAGCCATATTGACCCTTCTTGTTCTTTTGAGTTTTCTAATGCGGGCTCTACCGTAGACATTACCCATTCTTTAATCTCCCTTCTTCTATCCGGTGTTTTAGTATTTAATTCTGATTCGAAGTCATCAAGTATAATATTAGTATATCTTAAGCCTAACTGAGAACGACCACGTAAACGTTGACTTGTACCTTTAGCGATAATCCTATCTCCTCTAGCAGTAGTAAACTCTTTTTCTGTCCATTTACTACCTTTTAAATCTCCGAAGTAATATTGTAAGGCAGGGTTAACATCTATGTGGTTTTGAATGTATTTAATATGGTCAATTGCCTGAGACTGCTCTTCAGACACCCAAGCAATAAATTGTTTCTTTTCTGGAGGAGAAAAGTATAATTGATATAATAACGCTGTTTTTGCTAATGTAGACTTTGCATGACCACGAGGTAATATAATGCAAGCTCTTTTTTCATCTCCTAACAACAAGTCGCTTAACTCGTATTGATAAGGAGCTGGAGTAGATTTCATAAAATCTTCAGGCAAAAACATTTGACCAAAGGTTATAATGTCTTTCCTAGCTAGTTCTAAGGCTTGTTCTTTTTGTGACAAGTCTGGTGGAACTATATTAAATAATTCAGGCTTCTTGGAATTCTTTTTCATAAACCCTATCTAACATTTGTAATGTTTTTATTGAGTGCCAATCACCATCAGGAACTTCTGTAAAGGAACTAGAACTTGCCCAAAGTTGTGGACCAGCTACGTATATCCAAGCTTTCTCTGTTTTTCCGTCATCCATATTAATAGGAGCTGTTGTTCTTATATATAGCCCATTTGCTACACCTTCATATTCATCGTACATATTAAGGTCTTCTAATGTAACATCTACTAACTCAACTACAGCACCCTTTCCTTTTTCATTTTTAATAACAGCTGGAAAAGATTGTGTTCCGGGAAAAACTAAACTAAATCCTTCTACTTTACCAGTATCGGGATATCCTCTTCTAAGTGTTCCATATACAGCCAACCTCATCAAGAATACCCTACCGTATTAGGTATTCCCATCTCCATAATTAAAAATTTTGGAGAATAGATGGTTAAACAGTTAAAACATTTAATACCGCTACAATCTTTTTTACGAGCATCCCATATATAAACACCAGTCTTTTTAAGATGATAGTGACATATATGACATCTATTTTTCTTCGATATCTGCTTTAACTTCAGCCAATTTTTCGTATTTGGATTCTTGAATTGCATTTAGTTGCTCCTTGGAAAATCCTTGGAATAATGTAACAGATTCTGATTTTTTCTCAGTATCCATCATTCCGGATATTTTCATTAATGTTGTTAGTGCTGTAATCTTATCTCTATCGCTAGACTCAGATTTATCTATTACGTTTCTCATTTCTTCTAAAAGATACTTAGGCGTAATCTCTGCTTCGTTTAAATGCTTATCTACTTCTTCTCTAATCAAGTTTTTCACCCTATCGGTTTTTAGCAACAGTTTTGCTTGAGAAGCTGCATATGATTTCTTTTTACTAGGAAAAGCAGTCATATAAGCATCTACAACATCATCTCCCTTTGCTACATATTTAGCAAATAAAAATTCTTTTTCTGTTGCTTTTACTCTTTCTTTCTTACGTACTGAGGGAGATTTGCCATCTGTTGCAAATGTATGCATATTAGTACGCATTTCTCCCGTCATAGTAACGTTTGGACCACAAACAAAAGAACCTATTATAGTTCTAATAAATGTAGTCTCTTTTTTTCTGTCGGGTCTTTTTAATATCCCGACATACAGTACTTGACAAACCTGCCCATCATCTGACACAATCCAATCATCTACAGAAGCATGTCTCCAGTCTTCACAAAGAGAGACGGAAGGGTTATATTCTGCAAACTCTTCTACGTTATCAAATAAGTATTTAGTGTCGCCGTTTACTGTTCTTGTTTTCATAAGTTAACTATTTTTCCTCTTTGTCGTCAACATCTTTGTTAAGTTCATCAACAACGAAGTTTATATAGTTATTCAAAAGAAAGCGTTTCTCCATTAAGTCTTGCTCTGCTTGTTGGCAAGCTGCTCCAAGTTGATTCGCTCTTAAAAACTGAGCTTTTGCTTCATCTGATAGTTCAGAATGTAAAAACTCATATTCTTTTTCATTATGCATGATTTTCATCATTTGTTCTTTTTCAGCCATTTCGTCTCCTATTATAGCGGGTTAACTGTAGGGTTGATGTATTCTTCTAGTCTTCTATGTAATTTTTCTAGAATTACTACATCAGCCACATTGTGTTCATATATCTTTTTTATAGACTTCTCGTCTCCCCATCTAGCTTGTGCCCAATATTTAGGCTCAACCCTTGTTTTTCCCTTTATATCAAAGAATTCAGTTGCTGCCATTAATGACGAGCTATGAAGCTTTAACTTTGATTTTACAGGATAATACAAGTCTTTATGAGATTTTTGGTTGTGTAACGGAAAAAATGTTCCGTGGTGTAAAGCTCTAGTCCTAATGAACGGAATATCAAAGTGTGTTCCATAGTAAGTATATATAACATCATACTTATTCATTTCATCTACTAATAGCTCTAATATTCTAGCATCTTGATTTTTGGACATAAGCTCTTCTCTTGTTATCCAAGCACCTTCTACCTTCTTATTACTTCTACCTTTTATACACCAAGACAACATTATATCAATATTAGCACTAAAACCTGTTGATTCAATATCTAAATAACCAATAGTCATATCATGTCCAGTAGAATATCTTTCAGGCTTTCTTAATCCTAAAGCTTCTATTTTTCTAGTAACTGCTTTGTATGTTCTATTATATCCCGCAATTCTAATCATTTGATATAATTCAAAAGCAGACTTATTTGTTCTTGAATATTTATCTAAAATTTCAAGTTCATCTTCTGTCCATCTATTTATTGACACTATCTACCTCTCTTGGGAAATGCAGTAGAAAACAGTCGTCCGACCCCTCTTGCTACTCTATCCCAAAAAGACAACGATTTTTTCGCGTATGTTCTTTTTGTAGTCTTTGTGTTACTTTTCTTAGCTTTTGCCATTATTTACCCCATTTCTGGTTTTTGACTATTAACGCCATCACTGCATATACAGCAGTATCTAAAAACGCGTCTTCTATAGGCTCATTCTGTGCCTTGAAGTTATGTTTAGTTGATAGGTTAACTAGTCGGTTTATCTTATCATTCAACCTTACTATAATACCTAATAAGGCTATATTGACTTCTTCCTCTGATTTTAATTGAGTTCCCATAGCAATATTGCCAGGACCGTAGTCAAATTGTTTTTTACAAAATGTCATATACATAGTATTAAGTATCTTTTGAAATTCTTGTTCTGTTTCAGGAAAGTTATCTTTTATATGTAATACTACATTCTCAGCTGTTGTCTTTTTTTGTTCCATGTTTTGGAAAATCCTCCATATCGGGTTTATCTTCTAATCGTCTTAATATATCTACTTCTTGCTGTAATTTCTGAACTAGACTATAATTCTTCTCATTTTTTGCTTTTATGATTTTTTTTGTGATTTCTTCCATAAGAACTCTGCTACTCCCAGTTGAAACAATCCATTAGAGATTGCATCTATTTTACTCTCATCGTGCTCTAAGCCATAATTATAGAACAATGCGTGTAATATCTCATGCATCAATGTCTCTTTCTTTCTTGAATCATGGATATCTTTGTTAATAAGTATTAAATTCTCTTTTACTAGGTGTCTTCCGTATAATTCTTTACTACTGTCCTCATGTTCTAATGATAGCTCTAATATACTATAATCATGACCACCTATGTGTAATCCCATTGTTTTTTCTTTCATAATACTCCCATATTGTTAATTGTGTATGCAAATTACATAAAAACTACTACACAAGTCAAATAAAATATTACTTTTCTTTAAAAAAACGCACGACACGTCAATAACTCAATGTTCTTAGTACTCCATATTCTATATTTGGCTACAAATACAAAAAAGGGTTAACAATAAAGAAATATATTGACTCAAGTAAAGCAAACAGACTAACTTTAACAGTCCGAAGGACGAAAAAAAACACTAATGTTCGATGTTCAATAAATGCTTAAATTATTAAATCTTAATTTAAAATAATGTTCGATGCTCGGAGAGGGTGTTCCTAAAAAACAAATCGCAAAATTTTTGAAAGCCCCGAAATTTATATTATATACCATTATAACCCCGAAATTTGCTACTTGGTTGAAAAATAGCAGGTTTTTGTGTGTCCCTTTTGTGTTTTAAAAAGCCGGCGGGGGTATTCCTAATTGGAAATTCCAAAAAAAGGTTGAAAATTTGGTTTTCTGATAACCTTCGTTAAATATTGTATATTCTCCGTCGCTATTTATTTTTATTTATTTGCATTATTTACTTGACTCTTAATATTGGCTCCCCTAATATCTATCATGACAGAAATAAACATAACAATGAAAGGACATACAATGGAAACAAATAGTATAGATGATATAGTACGCATAGCAGAGAATAGGCCCGAGATTGATACAGAGAAGCGTATCATAATCAGAACCTTAGCCCAGTACAATGATGATGATTACTATGAAATATACGAGACATCATATACGGATGATGGCAACTTAGTACTTGAGATTGTAAAATCTAACTCCCACTACGGCAAAAGAGTACAGGGTTGGAGAGAATCTAAATAACAATAACGGCGGGGGCTTCGGCTCCCGTCACAACGAAAGGAAATACAATGAATGAAATAATAATAATGGCTTTGATACTTAGTGTACTAATGAATATAGTACAGGCCATAAGTGCGGAATATAGCAATGGTTACAATAAAGGTATGAAGTATGCTAAGGACTGGGACGAGAGGGTTGAAGTCTTGGAAAATAGAGTTCATGAGATTGTTGAAAGTCACTGCGTAACTAACGACGACGTCCAGAGAATAAGAAATGATGTCTATTCTGAATTTATCAGATAGTAACCAAAGATACCCTGGGAGTAAAATCCTGGGGTATTTTTTTGTATATAATAATAAAAAAAAGCAATGAGCTGTATCGCGAGATAAATAGTGACTGCCTTTAGAGCTAGACTATAAGTGACTTAGTCTAGCTCTAACCCCCGACGATACCCATTATACCGGCTAAATTATAGCCGGTATAGAGGAACCCCGCTAACGTCCTAAGAAAGCGGGGCTTTTGTTATATTATACCTTCCTAGACTCAAAATTGTCCTTTAATTGGGGCAATGTTTCAGTCTCTTCTATTTCGCCGGTTTCGGCATTTTTAAGGGGCTTTGTAAAAACCATTTCGCCCTCGTGTTTACGAATTAGAGAATTTAACTCTTTCTCTCTTGATGAATCTTGAATTAATTCTAAGATTCTTTCGCCATCTTTTGCGACGGCTTTGTCGTTGCTTTGTGCCAACTTCGACGCGTTAGCAACAACGCGTCCTTCATTTGTTGCAGGAACTGAAACGGAGACATTAAAGTCCTTCATTTCTTGGGCAGTTATACCTTTGGCTTTTAGTAATTCTGCTAATCCCTGCGTTATTTTGTTACTCATACCTATAAAATAGTCATTTCTAACATAAGGCACAAGGATTATTTTGTCTTTTATAATCTTTTTTTCTTTTTATATCCTGTGAGAATCCACCTGTAAGCTGGACTATAGCTGAAAGCTAGACTTTCGCCTAGCTTTCAATCCTCCCCGACAAAATAGTTTAGGCTGGACAAAATAAACCCGAACGTCGCTTGTTATTGTCGTCAAAAAGTTGTATATTTTGCTATGCAAATAATTACATCTACAACGCATTTCAAAAACGACGAAAGGAAATAATATGTCGGAAACAATGAAAAAGACGATTACTGATAAATGTCCTTGTTGCAGTCAATTATGGACACGAGAAATCGACGTCCCGAAGCCAAAGGTAGGAATTGAGGTTTATGCAATAGAAGACAATAAAGGAAGGGTAGACGTTACCATAGAGCTTGTCCGTCCTAGGTATCAAGACAAAGCAGGAGACGTAGACGTATTCGAAAGCATGTCTAAAGCAGAGTCAGACGTAGTAATTGCCCTTTACGCTAACAAGTATTTAAAGGACAATACAATATTAAGAGTCGATAGCAACTATATGGACAAATATGAGACACACAGCCGAAGACACGTTCTAGAAACGTCAAACGTAGAAAAAGGACTTAAAAGTCTACGCAAGGCAAAGAGACAATCAAGACGTAACAGACAGATTGACAGGTAATGTCTAACCCCACAAAACAGACAAAAGATTTTATTAAGACTTTGTATATAAACAATAAGCTAGACTCTATGATGTCTAGGAAAGAGAGCAGACATAATGTGTAAAAAATGTAACGATAATAAAAGCGTAGCATATTTAAACTACGTTAAAAATATAGTCAATTCTCAATTAGAAGACTATAATAACGGGTTAACAATAGACAAAAAGTCTTTAATTAATTTATTTATTAAAGCCGGTAATGTCTTAAAGGGAAAGGAAGACAAATGATAAAAAGAGACGAAAATGGTAAGATTATAATAAGAGGTAAGAGAGTAAATTATAATCTCGGTATTAACTTAGAGACTAGAACTCTTCTTAAGAACTTAATAACGTGGTGTGAGTGTGTAGACACTTGCGACAGGTTATATAATCTAGTCATAATGATTGAACGTAAACTAGAAGAAGAAAAGGAAGAAAAATGATAGATGAACAGATAAAAGAACGTAGACGTATAGTCAATGAATTAGGACGTATTAAAAGAGCGATATTAAATGTAAGAGTAGACGCAAATATATTAGTCGCCGATTTAGAGATTAATAAGACGGAATGCGTAGAGATGGCTAACCTAATGACAAACGGATATGAATCATTAAACGACGGGTTAGAATGCTTACACCTTATAACGAGAGATAGACTATAAAATGATAGTAATGAAGAAAGATAATAAGGGACGACAAATTACGTTGTCCCTTTCTGAGCAAAGAAAGTTAGATTATAACAGACGTGCTTGGTTTTTAAGACGCAAGTATAAGAACTTGACAAGAGATTTATTTAACGTATGGCAACACAATACGAGAAGTTTTAACAATCAGTCTACTAGGATATTAACACTAGCTAGACGAGTAGGGACGAATTAATAGTGACAAGGCATAATTATTATCTAGGCTTTGTCGAGAGCATAGAGACGAAATCCTTTCTCGTCGATTATGACCTTGTCACGAAGACTTGTCGAAAGACAATTAATGTAACGATAACCAAAATAGGAGATTAGACTATGTGTGGAATATATGGAATAGCGAAATCACCGACACCTTATACTACGAAGCAATTAAATATTGTCAAAAAGGTATTAAGGGAAATTGCAATAGATAGCGAGACTAGAGGTAGTCAATCGTCAGGAATTGCAAGAGTCGGTAGTTCGACTAGGATTCACAAGTCACTATTGCCGTC